AGTGACAGTCTGTTTAGATGTCTTACCTGATACATCAGTCACATTATATTGTGGTTCATTATAAAAATCGACCCAAGGATCTTTCCGAGAGTCGGCAAACTGCACATAGGGAGTCAGGTTAAATGTACTACCCTGACACTGCACACCACCACCATATGTGTTAGTTATATACGGACCTTGTAAAACCTGAATTGCCTGGTTGGTTACTGAGCCAGAACTATTGGCGATAGGGTTCGCTGTAGCACTAACACCACCAACAGATTCTGCTAATGCTTTCAATGGTACCAAAGTATTCAGTACCAGACCTGCTGCAATTACTGGGTAAACGTACTTGTTGTGTCTGTTACGCTTGTTACCGAGGTTACTCTTTGTATTATCGTCTGGTTGGTTAGCCCAGGTCCAGAATATGTTTGGGTGAATTGAAACGCCTCTCCTGGAGTCGTTATCGTGAAGTTGTTTTGGTTTGCGAAATCTAAGTTGTCGAACGAGCTCGTTACCGTGCCTGTCACTGCTGCTTCTCCTGATCCCACACTTGGATTCACGGTTACTGTTGATGTTGTCACTGGTGGGTTTAGTGCTTCTCCATTGTTGGATACGCCTACCCCTGTCACTGAATATTCCCATCCTGTTCTATAATCAATTGAGTTTATTGTTTCCGTAATCGTAGACTCGGTTTCGGTATGGCTCGTCATCGAACCTTGCTGGAAGTTTGGAACCACAGGCACAGCTAGTACAGGGGCAGTCATCAGACTCCCCATTGTTAGCATCAGTGGTACTAAACTCTTCTTCATTTGTATATATCACCTCTATCGTACTGTAATTTCAGTTACGAATTGTCCAGTCGCAGATGAACCTGCTCCACCAGCTGTTAAAGCCATGGCACCAGCAGTAGTAATAGTTCCAGCGAGTCCTGTTTTATCTCCAGCAGCATATGAAGTCTGGTTAGAGTATGACAACACGTCACCTGTATCAGGTGGAGTAGTTACTATTGCATCTCCAGTAGTTATAGACTGTGTGAATGAATAGGAATTACCTTGAGTTGTTTGCACAACGTCGGGCACTGCAAACGTTGCTACACCAGCATTAGATACGGCGGATATTCCACCTAGATTGCTAGCGGCACTGCCACCAGAAGGTGTTATAGTAGTTGTTACACCACTACCTGTTGTACTATAAGTATTTCCTGCTCTGTGTACGCTTGTTATGCCAGCATCAGTTTGTAACTGAACTGAACTTGTCAAACGGTGTGTCATATCGGCACGAGCAGCATTACCTGTCATCAAAATCATTCCAAAAAGCAATAATGCTTTTTTCATATCATTCCTGAGTAGAAGTACTTCTATTTAGCAAAAACCGATACTAAACACATGTACTATTTCGGGTACCACCACTGACGGTGTGGCCCATCTATGGTATAAATATATGTGGATGCCGAAAGGGTCCACAAAACACAAACTCGCTTAACAAGGAGCTACAAATGAACCATTTAGCAAAGTACCATGCTAACGACATGGAATCTGTACTGGAAGCCATTCATAGGAACAGTATAGGACTCGACGAATTCTTTTTTGGACCTGGGTTTCGGACTACGAGAACTCAGACCAACTATCCTCCCTATAATATTGTCAAGAAATCGGAGACAGAGTGGAAGATAGAGATTGCACTTGCTGGTTTCGACAAGGACGAGATAGAGGTCTCTACAGAGACAAACGTCCTCGAAGTCAGGTCTAAGTCCGTGAAGGAGGCACCCGATGATGAGTTTATCCATCGGGGAGTTGCTGCAAGATCCTTTACGAGAGGTTTCAACCTCTCTGATGACGTGGAAGTCACAGAGACTACCTTCTGTAATGGATTGCTAACAGTAAATCTGAAGAAGGTGGTACCAGAACACCAACAACGCAAGGTGTATGATATAGTATAGATATTATATCTGCCTTACTTTGATGGCTGAGAAGACACCCTTCCGTAAATACTACGAGGAGTTCTGTGAAGTCTTTGGACATCCACTATGGATGTTACCTATGATGTGTATAGGAATGTTTCTTATGATTGAAGTCATGCATGTTAACTATCATGCTGATGGAAACAAAGATGCTCATGGTTTCTGCGGTCGCCAACAGTGGGTTAAAGACTTACAGGAGGACGACTATTGAAAACATTTATACAGACTCTGTGGATAGCATTGATTGCTGCTGCAGTACTATTCCTGCCTACAATGGCATACGCAGCAGATATTACTATGGGGTCTGGAGGCAATCTAGTCTTCGAACCTAATGAAATAACAATCTCTGCTGGAGAGACAGTCACCTTCACTAATGGTGACCTACCACCACATAATATGATAGTGGATGGACATCCAGAGTTATCACATGGAGACCTAGCATTTGCAGCAGGTGACACCTTTGATGTCACATTCCCTGATGCAGGTGACTACAGCTTCCAATGTGACCCTCATGCTGGAGCAGGTATGAAAGGAATAATCCATGTAAACTAAATCGATATATAGTTTACAACCGAAGAGACCCACGAGGTCTCTTTTTGTTTGGAGTTTAATATGAACATGTATGTTAATCTGTGTACTGGATACACAGAGAGAAACGATACCCTCACTCTGGATTTACCACCAGAGTATGTGGATGAGCTCATGCAAATGGTTCACACCATAGCCGATGAGAAAAATGTCACAGCCCGAAAAGCATTTGTTGACATGGTACGCTATACTTATTACAACCTCTTAGAAGGAGAAGGATATGACCATAAAAATCGCAAGAATGCAAAACGGGGAAGACGTAGTAGCTAACGTTAAAGAGGTTCGTGCTAACGAGACTGATACCCAAGCACTTGCGTATGAGTTTGAGAATCCTTTTACTGTCACCTTGCTACAGTCAGCAACAGAGATGTTTGATGGACAGCAAGATGATGTATATGGAGACGAACCACCTGACCCTATGGATTCTCTCAGTGACCTGAGATTACAATTCTTTCCGTGGTCGCCTTTATCTAAAGGCCGAAACATAGTAACCCTCTATTCAGTGGTTGCAATGTCTGACCCACATGTTAATGTGATGGAAGGATACCACAACGCCCTTGAAAAATTCAAACAACTAAGACAAGACGATGCTCAAACTGATAATACTCAAGTCCCACCCAGAGATGTATATTTTGGGGAAGGTAACGGAGATGGACGACGAACCGAGTCTGATGATTGACAACCCATACGTCATCAAGGGTGGTAATGGCAGTGGTATTAAGATAGATCTCATTGAATACCCCAAGCATGTCCGAGACAGATTTCTTTTCTTGACATCGACTGACGTTTTGACTATACTAGACCCAGCACCTGCTGTCATAGAAGCATACAACGAGACGATTGCCGCCAAATGAGTCATTTCTACACCAACCTGTGCCTACTAGGAGACCAGATTCTCTACCGTGGGTACGAAGGTGGTGCTCCAGTGCAGTATCGAGAGAAATCTCAACCAGTATTGTATCTGGTACCTGAGGCACAGTCCAAACCTTCCAAGTATAAAACCTTGGATGGTAGGAATGCATTCCCTAAGCATTGTGATGGTGCTAGAGAGGCACGTGACCTGCTTAAACAGTATGAAAATGCTGCTGGTTTAGAAGTGCATGGATATGAGAGATTTGTTTATCAGCATATCGCTCAGAAGTTTCCTGATGAGTTGGATTATGACATGTCCAAGATGAAAATCTTTACGATTGACATTGAGGTAGCATGTGAGAATGGATTCCCTGATGTAGAAGCATGCCAAGAGGAGATGCTTTGTATTACTATCAAGGACTTCAACACCAAGAAGATTATTACTTGGGGTACAAGAGAAGCAACATCTGAGCATGAGTATCGTGTCTTCTGGAAGGAGCACGAGATGCTTGAGGACTTTATTGCATGGTGGGTGGAGAATACTCCTGACATTATTACAGGATGGAACTGCAACCTATATGACATACCATATATCTGTCGTAGAGTCCAGAAGATACTAGGTGAGAAGTGGATGAAGTCCCTATCACCATGGAAGATTGTAAGAGATAGAGAGATTGTTATACGTGGTCGTAAGAATCTTGCATACAACCTAGTCGGGGTTAACATCCTTGACTATCTTGACTTGTACCAGAAGTTTACTTACACCAAGCAGGAGTCATACAGACTTGATTACATTGCTCACATTGAGTTGGGTGATGCCAAGTTAGACCACTCCCAGTATGAAAACTTTAAAGACTTCTACACATCTGATTGGCAGAAGTTTGTAGAGTATAACATCCATGACGTTGAACTTGTTGACCAATTGGAAGACAAGATGAAACTGGTGGAGTTGTGTGTCGCCATGGCATACGATGCTAAGGTTAACTTTGAGGATGTATATTCTCAGGTTAAGGTATGGGATACACTCATATACAATGACCTATCCAAGAGGAACGTTGTTGTTCCACCACGTATTACTACTAGAAAGGATGACAAGTATGCAGGAGCCTACGTTAAAGAGCCAGTACCTGGCATATATGATTGGGTGGTTAGTTTTGACCTCAACAGTCTCTACCCTCATCTTATTATGCAATACAACATCTCGCCAGAAACCCTGGTTGAGAGAAGACATCCAACCGCCAGTGTTGATGGATTGTTATCACAATCCACAGTCATCGATGGGGACTATGCAGTGTGCCCCAATGGAGCACAATATAGGAAAGACATACACGGATTCCTTCCTCAAATGATGCAACGCATCTATGATGAGAGGACAATATATAAAAAGAAGATGCTCAAAGCGAAGCAAGAATACGAACAGGAACCCAATGACCAACTCAGAAAAGACATTGCTAAGTTTAATAATGTCCAGATGGCCCGAAAGATCCAACTTAACTCTGCCTATGGTGCAATCGGTAACCAATACTTCAGGTATTACAATCTTGCGAACGCTGAAGCAATTACCCTTGGTGGACAAGTCGCCATCAGATGGATCGAAAACAAAGTAAACACTTATATTAATAAAGTCTTAAAGACTGAGGAGAAAGATTATGTTATTGCTAGCGACACTGATAGTATTTACCTGCATATGGGTCCTTTGGTTAAAGCTGTATTCCCCCGTGGAGAGAAGGACGATAAGAGTACACTTAGGTTCCTTGAAAAGGTGTGTGATGTGGAACTTGATCGCTATATCGAGGGTGCTTATGAAGAAATGGCAACCTATGTAAATGCTTATGAGCAGAAGATGGTCATGAAGCGAGAGAATATCGCTAACAAAGGCATCTGGACAGCGAAGAAGAGATACATTCTTAATGTATGGGACAGTGAGGGTGTCAGATATAAGGAACCTAAACTAAAGATGATGGGTATTGAAGCAGTGAAGTCTTCTACACCTGCACCATGTCGTGTTGCTATTAAGGAAGCACTTAATGTTATAATGACTGGGAGTGAGTCTGATACTCAGGACTACATTAAAAACTTCCGAGAAAAGTTTGAGAAGATGCCACCAGAGGATGTAGCATTCCCACGTGGTTGTAATAATATACAGAAGAATACATCTTCAGTTACCATATATGGTAAGGGATGTCCCATGCATGTGCGTGGCGCATTGATGTACAATTATCATATCAAGAAGAAGAAACTACATCACAAGTATCCTATCATCCAGGAGGGTGAGAAGATAAAGTATCTTCACCTGAGGACACCCAACAGAATCAATGAGAATATAATCTCATTCTTTCAGACTCTTCCTACTGAGTTTGGTCTTGACAATTCTATAGACTATGACTTACAATTTGAGAAGAGTTTCCTCGCACCCCTGAAAGCCATCTT